ATTCGGTTTTATTGTATTCAAGATGACCTGGAAACCCAGGCTATCTATTACTACGAACTCAGATCAACAACAGATATACTTACTGCCGGGAACCTCACTCTCACAGGAACATCCTATGATGACAGAGATTCCAACCAGTATGTTATAGACTGGGTTGCTTCTCAACTCACGCTGACATACACCACATAAAGCCCTGTTGGTGAAATGGTAGACACGCTGTCTTCAGGAGGCAGTGTCAGTAATGACGTGAGAGTTCGAATCTCTCATAGGGCACAAATTATTACACCTATGAAAGAACATCCACCAGTACTCTCTCAAACGGTAGAGGACTACCTGTCTATGTACATCCTATCAATGGAGGCTGTGCGGATTACCAGTAACGGGGTGTTCATCCTTAATACGCCTGTTAAGAAACGCAACCGCAGGAAGATGAGTAAAAATAAATCCCTATGAAAAACAATGACTACCTAAACGATTGGGTATTCCACTTTAATCCGTATACGGAAATGTGGGCTGCCATTCCTAAAGATCATTACCAAGACTACTGGAATGATTACGCACACGCAGACATCCTGCGTTCTACACACTTAAACACCCTGATTGATCTTTTACACAAAAGCAAGGGTGATGTAGAGATGATCCATAGCCTTACCAAAGTGGGTGTTAAGTAATGACTCCATATAAAGAAGTGCCCACCTGGGACAACGGTCAATGGATCGTCACCACTTTTTATACCCGGGAAGAGTTCCGGGATTATCTGCTTTTTTTATTTAAGCAGCCTGGTGAATATTTATTTGACGAGAGCAGCAAGATATTTAATGCTGAAGGTAGAAAGTTTCAGCAGCAGGGATTCTACTGTGCTGCCCCTACCAGAAGTAAAGACTTTATTGCCTATTGGGATGATCAGAAGATGAAGTGCAGAAACGGCATTATTGTTAAAAACGGGACTAATGCATGGTATGTCACGCGTGACTACTACATGTGGCTGAACTTTCTTCCCATCTATGACAAAGAAGAAAAACGTTTTGATTTTGCCAAGGTGAGAGACGCCCAGTATCACATGGCGCTGTATGAACACCTGGCTGAGCTGCACTATAAACATGCAGTGATACTTAAGAAACGTCAGATAGCCTCTTCTTACTTTCACATGGCCAAGATCATCAACACCTATTGGTTTGAATCAGGCTCTATATGTAAGATTGGGTCATCACTTAAAGACTATATCAACGAGAAAGGATCCTGGAAGTTTCTAAACGAGTATAAGAACTTCCTGAACGAGCACACTGCCTGGTACAGACCGGCAGAACCTGAAAAGGTGTTTGCCTGGAACCAGCAGATCAAGGTGAGGATTAACGGACGTGACACGTTCAAAGGACTCAAGAGCAGCATTAGTGGATACTCTTTTGAAAAAGATCCAACCAATGGTGTGGGTGGTCCCGTAACTTATTTCTTCCACGAGGAAGCAGGTATTGCTCCAAAGATGAATGACACCTATGGGTTCATTAAGCCTGCACTAAAGTCTGGTCACATCATCACCGGTCAGTTTATTGCAGCAGGATCAGTCGGTGACCTGGACCAGTGTGAACCCATGAAAGAATACATCATGCACCCGGAAGAAAACGGGTTTTATGGTGTACAGAGTAACTTATTAGACAAAGACGGCACACTATCTATTACCGGGTTGTTTATACCCGAGCAGTGGAGTATGCCTCCTTATATTGATCAGTACGGGAATTCTTTGGTAGAGGATGCCCTGGCTGCCCTGGACGCACAGTTTGAAAAAGCCAAGCGTGACCTTGCTCCGGATGCGTACCAGTTAGAAGTGTCCCAGCATCCCAGAAACATTGAAGAAGCTTTTGCTACCAGGAAGGTGAGTGTATTTCCGCCACACCTGGTTTCTAAACAACTGCAGCGCATAGCAGATAAAGAGTACCCGGTGGAATACCTGGACCTTTCGCGTGACGCGGAAGGACGCATCGTGGACAAGCCGTCCAGGAAGATCCCCATCCTGGAGTTTCCTATATCTAAAAAGACAGAAGACAAGACCGGAGTGATCTGTGTCTACGAACGACCGGTAAAAAACCCAACGTTTGGGATGTACTATGCCTCAGTGGATCCGGTAGGGGAAGGTAAGACCACTACTTCGGACTCTCTTTGCGCCATTTACATTTACAAGAATCCTGTAGAAGTGATCAAAGACTACGGAGACGGAAAGGTGGAGAATAGCATTGAACGTGACCGGATCGTGGCTAGTTGGTGCGGACGTTTTGATGATATCAATAAAACCCATGAACGCCTGGAGATGATGATCGAGTGGTATAACGCCTGGACCATTGTCGAGAACAACGTAGCCCTGTTTATACAATACATGATCAGCCGTAAAAGGCAGAAGTATTTGGTACCCAAGGACATGATCCTGTTTCTAAAGGACATTGGGGCCAACCGCAATGTGTTCCAGGAATACGGCTGGAAGAACGTGGGCACCCTGTTCAAGGGTAACATCCTGAGCTACGGGATCGAGTTTACCAAAGAAGAACTGGACACCGAAACCAAGGCCAACGGAGACATCGTACACACCACGTATGGTGTAGAACGTATACCAGATCCTATGCTGCTCAAAGAAATGCAGGCCTACCAGGATGGGGTGAACGTGGATAGACTTGTAGCCTTTTGTGCCCTGATTGCCTTTGCCAAAGTGCAGCAATCTAACAGAGGCTACAGTAAACGTGTAGAACATGCCCATCAAAAGTTGGAGAACTCACAAAAAATCAGTAAATTAAATTGGGGACCTTTTAGACATATAGGGTCCTCTAAAGGCAGTTCTATAGGTCATAAACCCCGGAACCCTTTTAAAAACCTCAGCTAACTCCTATGGAAACCCAAGAACTCACCCTGCACCAGCAGAAGGTAACAATCCTAAGCCGTCTTGTAAAAGATAATCAACTCACTTTGGAAGAGGCCCTGCTTCTTTTAAAGGAGGAGGAGAAGGAACCTGCAGAAATCACGGTGGCTCCTTATAATCCAAACGGAATTGGGACTATACAATGGAACCCTATGCCTTACACTTCTACAGGTACACTCCTGGTTAACACCAACGGAAACGTAGGCATTGGAACAACTACCTCTAGCTCCAATACTAAACTCTCTATCAACAGCCCAGATGCTGACCTAAATAATTAATGCATGGAAATATTAAATGCACTCGACCTCAAGAAGGGGAAGAAAGCTGACTACAACAAGATGGGTACGCTGGTTCAGCCTATTCAGTTCCTTTCAGAAAAGGAAAAGGACGAAGAATGGAGAGCCTGGAACCTGGACTGGTTAGAATTCCAGGGCATGAAGCAGCTGAGACGCAACGCCCGCAGGCTGATGAAGAACTACAAGCTGGCCAAAGGCATTATTGATAAAAGTGACTATATCGTAGAAGAGAATAACGAGATGGCCGACCTGATTGATACCCTGACCAAAGAGGATCAATCAGCACTGGAACTGAAGTTTTACCCTATTATACCCAATGTCGTTAACGTACTTGCTAACGAATTTAGCAAACGTACCTCCAAGATTACCTACCGTGCCGTAGACGATAACTCGTACCAGGAAATGCTGGAAGAAAAGCGTTCTTTGATCGAGGAAACCCTGCTTCAGCAAGCTCAGCAAAAGATGCTGGTAAACATGATCAACATGGGTATGGACCCTGAGAGCGAGGAAGCAGCCGAGATGATGGCTCCTGAAAACCTAAAAAGCCTTCCTGAAATAGAAGAATTCTTCCGTAAAGACTACCGCTCTATGGTAGAAGAATGGGCCACTCACCAGATGAAAGTGGATACCGAAAGATTTGGTATGGCTGAACTGGAAGAGCGTGGCTTCAGAGACATGCTGATTGCCGACCGTGAGTTCTGGCATTTTCAGATGAGGGAAGATGACTACGATATTGAGCTGTGGAACCCACTGCTTACTTTCTATCACAAGAGCCCCGATGTTCGTTACATCTCCCAGGGTAACTGGGTGGGTAAGATGGACATGATGAGTGTATCGGATGTGATTGACAAGTTTGGCTGGATGATGAACCAGGAGCAACTAGAAGCCCTGGAAGCGATTTACCCTGTACGTTCTGCCGGTTACGCAGTACAGGGATACCAAAATGATGGAACTTATTATGATCCGACCCGATCACACGAATGGAATACGCAAATGCCTTCCCTGGCTTATAGACAGTTTACTTCTCTTTATGATACCAAGTTTGGAACCGGGGATATTGTGGAGTGGATACTTTCAGATTCTGAAGACACGATTGATTTTGGCAAAACACATCTCTTACGTGTTACTCAGGCATACTGGAAAAGCCAGCGTAAGGTGGGTCATCTTACCCGCATCAATGAGAACGGAGAGATTTCTCAGGACATTATCTCTGAGAACTACAAGGTGACTGAAAAGCCTTTGTACAACACTACGCTCTACAAGCAAAAGAGCAAAGACAACTTAATATTTGGAGAACACATTGACTGGATCTGGATCAACGAGACCTGGGGTGGTATTAAGATTGGACCTAACCGTCCTGCATTCTGGGGAATGAACAACCCGGGAGGTATCAACCCGATTTATCTTGGACTGAATGGCGGTAAGCCAGGACGTATTCCGTTCCAGTTTAAAGGAGACTCAACACTATACGGCTGCAAATTGCCGGTGGAAGGTGCTGTATTTGGTGATAGAAACACCCGCAGTATTTCACTGGTAGATTTGATGAAGCCCTACCAGATAGGCTATAACATTGTAAACAATCAGATCGCTGACATCCTCGTAGACGAACTTGGTACAGTGATTCTTTTGGACCAGAATGCTTTGCCACGTCACTCTATGGGAGAAGACTGGGGTAAAAATAATCTGGCCAACGCCTATGTGGCTATGAAGAACTTCCAGATGCTACCGCTGGATACTACCATTACTAATACAGAGAACGCGATGAGCTTCCAGCACTACCAGGTGCTGAACCTTGAGCAGACCAACCGTTTGCTGTCGCGTGTTAACCTGGCTGGTTATTTTAAGAACCAGGCTTTTGAAGTGATTGGTCTGAATCCACAGCGTATGGGTCAGCAGATTGCTCAGCAACAAACTGCCACCGGTATTGAGCAGGCTATGAATGCATCATATGCACAGACTGAGCAATACTTTACCCAGCACTCTGACTACCTGATGCCACGCGTACATCAAATGCGTACTGACCTGGCACAGTTCTACCATTCTCAAAAGCCAAGCTTACGCCTGCAGTATATCACTACCAATGACGAGAAGGTAAACTTCCAGATCAATGGTACGGATCTGCTCATGCGTGACTTTAATATATTCTGTACTACCAAGACCAATCAGCGTCAGGTGATGGAGCAACTCCGCAGCCTGGCTATGAATAACAATACTACCGGTGCATCAATCTATGACCTGGGTAATGTGATCAAGAGTGAATCAGTGGCTGAGCTTACTGGTGTACTTAAAGATGCAGAACAAAAGAACATTGCTCAAAAGCAGGCTGAGATGCAACAGCAGCAGCAAATGCAGCAGGAACTTCTGGCTAGTCAGGAAAGACAAAAGCAAATGGATCTGCAGTTCAAGAGTGATGAAGCAGAGAAAGATCGTCAGAACGATGTTCTTGTGGCCGAAATCCGTGCAGCGGGTTATGGTGCTATGATGGATCTTAATGAAAACAAAGTGAGTGACTTCAATGACTCGATGAAAGAGATCCGCCAGAGTGACCAGTACCGTGAGCAAATGAGTTTTAAGCGTGAGCAGGAGATCAATAAATCCAGCATGAATGCCCAGAAGATTGAGCTTGAAAGACAACGCCTGCAAACACAAAGAGAAATAGCAGATAAACAACTGGAAGTGGCGCGCGAGAATAAAAACAAGTATGACGTAGCTAAAAAGGACAAGAAATCCAAGTAAGGCTTTCTAGTTATAGCGCTATTATACGTACATCAGCTTTCTAAGTTCTACAAGAAGTAAATTCTTAAGGTTTAAAGTTGTATATTTTTAATGTAGAGATACACAACAAAAAACCAATCCTTTACTTATGGAAAACCAAACAAGTGTACAGACTAATGTACAACAAGTAGATCTTGATTTAGACAGCTGGTTAGGAGCACCTGGTGCAGACAGCATCGTTACTCCTGCAGGTACAACACCGGCAGCTCAAAGTAGTAAACCAAGCATCTTTTCTGCAAAAGGTCCAGACCTGTCTTTTTTAGATGATAGTGATAATCAAGCTGATACAGATGATGATCAAGACGATAAGAAGACTAGCGACACCGACCCTGCTGCTAATAAAGACACTAAAGCACCAGTTTCGCGTGAAACCGTAGATGACCTGGTAAACGGCCTGGATGATGACCAGGATGTAGACCAAAAATCCAAAGGCGGACGCCCTAAAACAGAAAAGTCTGGTCTTGTAGAGTTTCTAAAGAAACGCATTGAGTCAAACGAAATGTTTGCCTTTGATGACTACGATGAAAGTAAACAATCACTGGAAGACTACTTAGGTAGTCTGGCAGAAAAAGATATAGAAGAGCTCTGGCAGGCAAACGTGGACAACCTTAAAAGTGAGGTGGCTGCTAAAACCCCGAAAGAGTTTTTTGAATCTCTTCCCGATGAACTCCAATACGCAGCCAAGTATGTGCTGGATGGTGGACAGGATATGAAAAGTCTATTCCGTGCCCTGGCACAGGTAGAAGAAGTAAGAGAACTGGATCCCACCAAGGATAACGACCAGGAGGTAATTATCCGTAACTACTTACAAGCCACGCAGTTTGGATCAGCTGAAGAGATCGAAGAAGAGCTTACCACCTGGAAAGACCTTGGTGTTTTAGAAAAGAAAGCCAAGCAGTTTAAACCAAAGCTGGACCAGATGCAGGAAGAAATCGTGCAGGCTCAGCTGGCAGACCAGGAAGCTCGCCAACAACAACAGCACGAAGCAGCGCAGGCTTACACACACAATGTATTTGAAGCCCTTCGTCCTGCAGAGATCAATGGACTAAAGCTGGATAAGAAAACCCAGGCTCAACTCTACTCTGGTCTCACCCAACCACAATACCCTTCTATCAGTGGTCGCCCTACCAACCTTTTGGGTCACCTGTTAGAGAAGTATCAGTTTGTAGAACCAAATTACCCGCTGATTGCAGAAGCCCTGTGGTTGTTATCAGATCCTGAAGGCTACCGCGGACAGCTTACCAAGCAAGGTAAGAATGCAGCAGTAGAGCAAACCGTTCGCCAGTTAAAAACGGAACAATCCCGCAAGAACGTGAGCAATGCTTACCAGGAAGAAGACGAGCAAAGACCTAGAAAGCTCGTACGCCCGGCTAACATATTCAAACGATAACCTACTTATTTTATTAACCCCTTAAATCCAATGCCCTATGGCAACCCCTGTTCTTAACAATGGTATATTTCTACGGGATACCAGCTATCAAACTAGCTCGCACGTAGATTCTTACCACCTTTCTAACCTGCTGAAATCTGCAGAGCCAACTGATCTTGGTCCTGTTGATCTGTGGGCTATGGCACAAAAGGTAGAAATGCCTTTATACCAAATGTCTTCTTTTGGCGGAAAGAACGTTATCTCTGTAGACAACGCGCGTGGTGAGTACAAATGGCAAGTGCCTGTTGCTCAAGATCTTCCTTACATCGTTGAAGACATCGAGTCTGCAAACGCTACAAAAGGTGTAGACGGTCAGTCTTTCAAGATCAAAGTAAACAAGCGCTCTTTCGGTCATGGTGATATCATCACTTATGACAAATACAATGGTGTGGAAATGTACATCACTGCAGACGATATCATCCCTGCTGGTGACGGTTTCATCTACACTGTTCAGTTAGTGAATAACGACAACGCGAAGTACTTAGACAATAAGTATCTGAAGGTTGGCACCAAAGTATTCCGTAAGGGTTCTGCCCGTGGTGAATACGGTGAAAGATTCTCTGATTTAGGTAATGTATCAGCTGGTTTCCGTGAATTCTACAACTACGTAGGTGGTGCAGAAGCTCACGTACACTACAGCATCAGCTCTCGTGCAGACTTGATGTTAAAAGGTGGAATGAAAGCTGACGGTACAGTTCCTGTAATCGAAATGTGGAGAAACTTTGACAAAACAACTGATCCTTCTATCACTAGCCTGGAAGACATGGCGTCTAAGATGGGTAAGGACTATGTAAAGAAAGCATACCAATCAGGTCAACTTTCTCGTACGTTCTTAACTACCCTGGAAGCAGCTCACCTGACTAAGATTGCAAACGACATCGAGACTTACTTAATGTGGGGTCAAGGTGGTAAGGTGAAGCAAGATGGTCCAGATGACATCCGTCTTTCTGTGGGTCTTTGGAAGCAGTTGGATAACTCTTACAAGCGTATCTACAACAAAGGTTCTTTCAACTTAGAGCTTTTCAAATCTGAAATCTTCAACTTCTTCAACGGAAAGGTTGAGTTCCAAGGTCCAGATCCTAAGCGTCAGTTGATTGTACAAACCGGTATGGGTGGTATGAAACTGGTTAACGAAGCAATTAAGAAGGAAGCTATCAACAGCGGACTTGTTATCAACGCTTCTGAGATTGGTGCTATCACTGGTAAAGGTATGGACTTAAACTTTGGTTTTGCTTACACTCAATACGTTATTCCGTTCTTGGCTAACGTGAAGTTTGTACTGAATCCAGCGTTTGACAACGTACACACTAATGACATTGAAAACCCAATCATTGATGGTTTCCCTCTGTCTTCTTACAACTTTATCATTTTTGATATCACAGAAAACACTAACGACAACATCTACTTGTTGAAGTTAAGCTGGGATAATCAACTGAAGTGGTTCTATCAGAACGGTACCATGGACTACATGGGTCGTACACAAGGTTTCCAAAGCTCTGGCAACTTCAACGGTTACAGAGTATTCATGACACAAACAATGCCTGCGATCTGGGTTAAAGATCCAACAAAGGTGCTGAAGATCGTTATGAGAAACCCGATCACTGGTGGATCATTCTAAATAACTGTACTAAAGTGGGAGGGCATTAAAATCCTCCCACCTCTTGGTACAAACTTGAACAGTAGTCAGTCCGGATAGTAGCCACCAGCCCAGCTGGATAAAACACCCGCATCAGTCTGACTCATTTGCCTCTCCCTGGATTCATATCCTTGGACCGATACTAAGGACTAAACTCTCTCGTCTTTCCCCCTAAACCGGTTGTACGCAGACTGGCTGATCACCGGAGAGCTTGCAACTCTCAACAGGTTCGATTTCCGGAAAGTTCCGGATTTATAAAAACCAAAAAAACCAAACATGAGTAGTGTAACTATCGTAGAGAAGTACCCACAGAACAAACGTTCAACCATTGCTATCAGACCTTTTTTTGATCCAATGGTAGACAACATGGGTCTTCAGAAGTATGGCTTAAGTCTTTTTGACGGTGCCTTTCATGAAGA